GAAACCCTCAAAAAAAACGTTAAAGCGATGGCGGAGGAGATCGAAGCCTTAAAGAAGGAGGCCGGAGAAATCACCCCCGAACCCGAACCCGAACCCGAACCCGACCCGCTGGAGGTGCTGGAGGATGAAAAGCCGGACGATCCCGGCACGCAGACCCTTGCGCTGGAAGCGGAGAAAGAGATACGCATAGCGGAAGCGATCCTCCGGCTATGACAAAAACGGAAACTTAAACTATAAAAAATTTTAACCCAAAAACTTAAACTATGAGAAAACTTTCAGAAATCCGGAAGGATCTGGCAGCCAAGATCGCAGAGGTCAAGGCCATCGATGCCAAATCCCCCGAAAACGCCGAGGTGCTGCAGAAAGGCCTTGGCGAACTGCAGGCGCTCCAGAACGAACTGGACGCAGCCGAGAAAGTGGAAGCCGCCGAGAAGCGTGCCGCCGCCCAAGAATTTGAGAACGCCCGGAAGGGCGGGAAGCACCAATTCTCCATCGCAAAGTTTTTCCGGGAAGCGGGAGACCGCAACCTCACCGGACTTGAGAAGGAGGTAGCCGAGATGGGTGCGGAGGAATACCGCCGTCTTGGCGTAACCCAGCAGGGCGTTGTCCTGCCGCTGTTTGCCCTTGACGCCGGAACCCGTACCGCCGCCGGACAGAACTACGGAACCGCCGGAGACGGAGGAAACCTTATCGAGACCGCCCCCGCCATCTACCTTGAATCGCTGAAAGAGCGGCTCGTAATTGCGAAGATGGGTGCGCACATCCTCACCGACCTGGTAGGAAATGTGCCCGTAATCGGAACCAGCAATATCAGTGCCGCATGGGATGCCGAAGCAGATAGCGGTAGCATCTCCAAAATCTCGATCACGAAGAAGGCGCTCACCATGAAGCGCAACGTGGTCGCCGGAGCGGCAACGAAAGACCTCTTGCGACAAACCTCCAAGAGCGTGGATCTGATGATTCAGGAAAAACTGATGGACGCTCATGCCGCATTGCTGGAGAAAGCCGCCATCGCCGGAACCGGGTCGAACGACCAACCCACCGGCATCCTCAACGTATCCGGCATCGGAAGCGTGGCCATCGGAACCAACGGCGGTGCCATCACCTGGGCGAAAATCGTGGGACTGGAGACCAAGATCATGACCGAGAACGCCCAGCGTGGCAAACTCGGATACCTCACCAACGCCAAGGTGTGGGGCGCCATGAAGTCCATCGAAAAGGTTTCCGGAAGCGGCCGCTTCGTACTCGAAGAGCAGCCCGGCGGTATCCTCAACGGATACCGTGTAGACTGGACGAACGCAGTGCCGAGCAACCTCACCAAGGGTACCTCATCGAACTGCTCCGCCCTCATCTTCGGAAACTTTGAGGATCTGTATATCGGACAGTGGGGCGGACTTGATCTCGTGATCGACCCCTTCACCGCCGCTCTCACCGCCGAGGTGAGGTTCGTGCTGAACGCATGGAACGACGTGCTTGTAGCTGAACCGAAGTCCTTCGCTGCGATTCAGGATATCGTCGCCTGATAGCCGCATGGAGCATAGGGAATACGATATGTTCGCTGTCGCCGACGGGGTGCGGAGGTTGAAGAACCACCTCCGCATCACCTCGGACGATCTCGATTCCGACCTTGAGCAGAAGTTCAAGGCCGCCGCCCGGTTCGCCGAGCATCAGACGGGCTTGTCGCTGATTCCCTCTACTTTCTCTTTCGAATCTTCATTCTCCCCCGTTGTACGTCTGCGCTATCCCCTCATCGAGATCGATACCGTGGGCATCAACGGGGAGAATATACCAAGCGACCGCTATTCCGTGGACATGGACAGCGCAACCGTCACGATTCCGCAAGAATTGTGCGACGGAGCCGAATCGGTCTCCGTGCGCTACCGTGCCGGAATGGGATCGATCCCGGAAGACATCATGGCTGCGATCCTTTTGAAAGCGTCAGCGATGTTTTCAAACCCGGTCGATTCCGTTGAGGTCATGACCACAGCGGCGCAGAACCTCCTGCGCCCTTACCGCAGATGAGATGGCAGACGTACACCGCATAGGAGAGATGGACACCCTTGTCGAGATACAGGAGGGCGAGGTGGTGCGTGGTGACCAAGGACAGAAGTCCTATCAGTACACGCATCATTCCGACGTCTACGCCCGCATCGAGCGTGACACGGAGGAAACCATTTCGATGGGCAATCTGGAGGAGGGTCACACCTTGCGCCTCACGATGTACAAGATTCCCGCCTTGACCACCCGCTGGCGTGTGCTGGTGGGCGGCAAGCCCTACGGGATCACATCCGTAGACCCGGTGAGCAGGATCTCCCCGGTGTGCGTACTGACAGTCGGGGCGATAGATGCATAGGTCATGGCGGGGGCGTATTTCAAAGTGGAGGGGTTGGCGGAGATCATGCGGGATCTCGGCCGGGCGCCGGACGAGCATATGAAGGCGGCGAAGAAGGCGGCGAAGAAGGCGGCATCCGCCGTCCAGCGGAAGATCCGGCCGGGCATCCCGCCAAACTGGCGTGTCTTGCTGAAAAACAAGGTCAAAAAGTCCATGTACGGGAACCTCTTCGCCGATGTCGGCCTGTACAATGTCGCCACAGCCACTACAAGGCGCCGGAAGATCGACGCAAATTTTGAGTGGTTCAAGGCCTACTGGGCGAACTACGGAACCCTCCAGCGCCGTGACCCCTCGCACAAATTCAAGTATCCGGTCAGGCCGTCCGGCTCCGCAGCCGGGCAAAGGCGACGCAACAACGTCGGCCAGCGGCATCAGAATTTTTTCGAAAAGGCCGAAACCGGAGCGGATGAAACATACCTGGAGGCCTTCGTGGAATCGATGAGAGAACAGGGATATGATGTAGGCAAAGGATGATGACAGAACAGATCGGGCATAAGATTACGGAACTGGTAGATCCCATCGTGCCGCTCTCTTTATACGAAGCGGAAACGGAGGAATACCCCTACGCATACTACATCAACACCCCGGTTCGCCACCGCACCAAGGACGGGGACGTATACAAGATCACCTCCGATGTTGTCATCTCGGTCGTCAGCAAATCTTTCGACCAGGCGGACGACATCAGCAACCAGATTGCGGATGCGATCGAGAGCGGGATGGCCGGGGACGGCTTCCGTGGCGAACTGGTATCGGTGGAGCGAACCTGCTATGAAGGCGTGTGGACGATAGACAACACGTTTGCTGTCAAGCAGATGCAATAAGAAAAAATTATAAACCTATAAAAAACTTGAACTATGGCAGTAATAGAAGGCTACAATATCGCCTTGAAAATCAATTCAAAGACCCTGCTGGGTCGCACGAAGGAGGACTTCAACCTCAGCGCCGTCACCAAGTCTTCCATCACCAAGGACGATAACGGGAACCCCGCCGAAAGGGTCACGGGTCACGAAGCGACCTTTGCCGTGACGGCTCTCTTCTCGTTGGATTCCACCGGCACGAAGCACGACCGTGACGACATCTTCGCCCTCGCCATGGCGGTCGGTACGAATGCGGTGATCCCGTTTTCGTACGAAGCCGGGAGCGGAACGGACGTGGGCAAGACCTTGTCCGGCAACTGCGTCATCACCTCCTACTCTGAGAGTTCCTCCGCCGACGGCGATTCGACCGTCACGGTGAACCTCAAGACGACCGGAACCCTCACCCTCACCTAATCCGCCTCCGATATGAAGGATTATATCACGTTAGGAGGAAGAAAAGTCCGGGTAGAGTGCAACTGGAACGCCGTCATCGCATTCCTCGCCGCAAAAGGCACGGACACGCTGGCCGGGTTGTCGGAGTTCGGGAAACTCAACCCCTCCGACATAGCGCCCTTGTTCGCCGCCTGCGTCAATGAAGGCGAGCGGCTGGACGGAAGGGACAGCGCCCTCACGGCGACCGAAGTCGGGGAAGCGGCCACCTTGTCGGAGATCACGGACTTCATCGGGGTCTACGCCCGCCAGGCCGACCCGAAGGTCACGGAGCCGGAAAGCGAGAAAAAAAAAGGCCGTCCGAAGGACTGACCAACATCCCGCCCCTCCAGATAGGCGACATCCGGGGCTGGGCGGTCGGGCTGCTGGGCATCCGCCTTC